TCGATGTAAGACGCGGGCACGACCGATATCGCTTTGAACTCGTCGAACGTTAGATACGGTTCTGTGCCCGGCATCTCATCACCCCGCGCAGCTCACGCAGCCAAGCACTTGTAGAGCAGGTACGGGTGGCCCGGCAGGATCGAGTTACGACCCTCAGTGGTCCACTGGAACTCTCGGATGCGCGCGAGCGCGGCGTCCGTAGTAGGCCCGTAAAACAGCACGCTGAACGGCTCGCGGTTCACATATGAGAACGCGCCGAGCTCGTTCGTGAGGATGTCTTCCATGCCGAGGAACCACGTCGTGTCAGAGCCCCCGACGAAGCCCGCACCGAACTCTGGCACTTCGACCGGCTGGCCTAGACCGAAGTTCCGAATCATCGCTTCGACATCACCCGAGCCACCAGCTGTCGCTGCAGCCTGAGCGATGAACTTGGCGTTAGTGATTTGCTGCGCGCGCGCAGTCATGGCCGGTGGAACGAACAGCGAAGCCACCCGCAGGAACCGTGGGTCCTCACCGTTCGGCATCTTGATGCTGGCGATGTACGCGATCGCCTTCGCGACGTTCTTGACTGCCACGTCGACAGTCACAGAGTCATCGATCGGCAGCGGCCCAGGCCCAGCACCAGCAGTGAACACGTTCGTGAACGTGCCAGCCGATGCGCGGAATGGATTCACCGGGTGATCCGTCGCGAAGAACTGTTTGTTGTCGTACGTGACCGGGTTCGTGAGGATGGCTTGCGCCACCATCTTCTGCGGCCAGTACGCCGCATAGGCACCGATCCCGCGCGACCAGTGTGAGGCGTAGTCGATGCCGTTGCCGTCGACGTCCTCGAACTTCTCTTTCTTGACCTTGAGCCCCGCAGCGGCGTTCAAGTTCTCGACCTCAGTGGTCTGAGCAACGATGTCCTCGAACTCCAGGTTGCCGCCGTGCCCAGTGCGCTGGATGCGCGCTGTGTCGAGCAGCCATGTGATGCGCTCCTTGAGCGCCATCGACGGAGTGGTCTTGGCGATCTTGTTCCACCAGACCTGACTGTTGAGACGATTATACTCCTGTGAGGTAATCGTCCGCATGTTCGACTCGAGGTCGTACAAGAACTGTGGTGTGATAGTTGGCATGGCTCAGACCTCCGGATTCTCTTCGCCGCCGAGCGGCGCACCCGCGGGCGCTTTCGCGAACGGGTATGACGAGTAGACGAGGACGCCCTTTTGCGTGCTCACTTCGAGAATGAGGCCCAGCACGCTACCCGTGGTCGCACGCGTAACAGTCTGGTCGTCCTTGATGTATGCGGCCTTGCCGACGTCGGCTGCTACAGCTGGCGTGCCGCCTGCATCGTTCTCCCACCACCGGGCGTTGATCGGGTGGAACATCTGCACCTGCACCTTCTTCACGCCATCACCTGTCAGGCTCTGCATGAAGATGCCGAGCGGCAGCAGCGTTGCAGCTGCGCCGCCCTTAGTGATCGAGCCGTCCGCAGTGTCGATCACTGCGAGCTTGCCCCGCTCGGCCACAGTCGCCGACTTCAAGACGAAGTCGTGGTAGCCCCACACCGCTTCGGTAACCATGCGGTCAGCCATTGCTGCCTCCTGGCACCGGCAGCGTCTGCACCGGTGCGCCTAACTGCAGTTTGAACTCGGATGACACAACACCCCGCGTCTCTCCGCCGAGGCCCATGCGCGCCGACAGTGAGTTGAGAGGCGTCCCGTCTGCGAGCGTGGGAGCGCCGCCGACTGTGGGCTTCGCGCGGGTGGCTGCGAGCGCCGAGCTGGCAGTCACGCCGCTCTGCTGCTTCGGCCAGTTCTTCGCGCCGTCCTTGAGCGCTGCGATCGGCATGCCGGCCAGCGTCTTGATGAACGCTGGCGACCAGTCAGGCCGCGTCGCATACACTTCTGCGCGTAGGCGGGCGTCACGCTCCTTCGCGACCTGTGCGGTGAGCTTCCGCACTTCGGCGAGCGCAGTTGCACCAGCGTCACCGCTCTTCGCTTTGCGTGCAGCTGGTGGCGGGTCCTTGTCCTTCTTCTCATCGACCTCACCATCACTGCCCTCTGCGCTTGCAGCAGCTGGCTCCGCGTCGTCACCCTCAGCGTCGGGCTTCTCTTCGTCACCCTCAGCGTCGGGCTTCTCTTCGTCACCTTCGGCATCTTCAGCAGGCTTGTCGTCCATGGCAGCAAGCGCACGCTTCGCCGCTGCTGCATTGGCGTCGTCACCCTCAGCGGCTTCAGCGAGCGCTTTACGCGCCTTCTCGTATGCGTTCATTGTTAGTTCACCACTTGTTATGAGGGCACGCAGCCCGTCGAATGACACAACATCATCAGCGAGCTTCATGCGCACAGCGCTGGAGCCCAGGAACACACCAGCCTGCAGCGCGCGCGCATCCAGCCCGCGGCGGAGCTCACGCACGAGATCGAAGAACAAGTCGGCCATCTCATCCACGATGGCTTGCTGTGAGGACAGCTCTTCACTGGTGACAGGGTTGTTCGGGTTGCCGTCCGCCTTGCGCGCGCCAGACGCAACGAACTCCACCCGCAGACCCATCGCCACGTTGCGCGCGCTGATGTCCTCGCGGACGTACAAGACGCCGATCGAGCCCACCAGTGATGAGGCGCTGAGGTAGATGTTCTGCGCGGCACACGCGAGCGCATACGCAGCGCTGCATGCGCGGTCCTCGACGTACGCACACAGCGGGATGCCCTTCTGCTCTGACAGCGCGCGCAGAGCTCGAGCTGCGTCGAAGCATCCATGCGCTTCGCCGCCGGGGCTGCTGATGCGCAGCACCACAGCTCGGCAGCCAGACATCTCCATGGCGAACTGCACCCGCGCGAGCACTGCCGGGTACGAATCCCAGAACGGATGCGGCTCTGACTCCAGCGGCCCGCACACGTCGACGATCACGACGCCGCTGGCGTCTGCCTCAGCGTCCGCGCCCGCGTGCCGCTGCGGCTCGACGAACACTTTGTCGAGTGACTCAGGGAGCACAGCCAGAAGCCCGCGCCGATCGTACTTCGCAGCTTTCATGCAGCTGCCTCCTGACTGTTAGGTGCTGGGGGCGTGCCCGGCTCGACGGTCGGAGCTGGCTTCGGCGCTGCCGAGCCGAGCATCTCATCAGCGGCTGCATCGTCCACGAGGAACGCCCGCTTGATGATGCCGTGCGCAGCGTCGCGTGGGAGCGTGCCCTCCACGACGGCTTGCACGACCTGTACGATCGAAGCGATCTGCGCGCCGTTCATGGCGCTGTCCTGTGCGGGCTTGCCAGTGCCGGCGACCGGGTTCTCTTCGGTGGTCCCGTCGACGTCGGTCCCGCCCACCAGGCGCAGCTTCGTCGGCTCCACAGCCTTCAGCTCAGGCGGCATGGTCGGGACGTTGTAATCCTCACACAGCGTCGTGACGTCTAACACTTCGGTCGAGCCCGTCAGTGCGGTCTGCATCTGTTGGATCGCGCTCGCGAGCGTCACCATGGCCTGCGCCTCAGCGTTCTTGTCCTTGGGCGGAGTGACGTCGTATTCGACTACACATGGCATCTCATCGATCGCAGCTGTGCCCCACCGCGCAGCTACGAACACCGGGATGCCCTGAGTGTTCAGCGTGTAGGCCAGCGCCTCAGCTGCAGCTTGAATGCGGTCCGCGCGGATCGTGCGGTGCAGGTCGGTGGAGCTGAAGCCCTTGCCGCCCTCAGTGCTGACTGTCTGGCCGGCGATCGTGATGACGATCTCCCGGTTCTGCTCGTCGATGGTTCGGGTGAAGCTGTCAGCTCCACGGCCGTTCGACTCGACCAAGCGGACGTCATAGCCCGGCGTCACTTGGAATACAGTGTTTATGCCCCAGGCAGCTGCACGCTTGAACCATGACTCACGCATGGCTTCGGTCGCGCCCTGTGGCGCTACGGCGACGCGTGCGGGGTGCGCGAGCTTGGCCTCCCAGTTGTCCTTGTGCCAGTTTGCGTGGTCCTTGCGGATGTAGCAGCGCCCGACTGCGCGCCAGCTTCCCTGGTTCCACGGAGCCACACGGCCGCCTGGCATATGGAGCATCCAGCGGCCATCACCTGGAGTGATAGGCAGCCGACCAATGACACTCATATAGTACCAACGGTTCTCGCTCCAGACGTACTGCAAGAACTGTGGGTCGAGCCGGCACATAACAGGGAAGTCACGGCCGACCACTGGGATAAGCTCTGCAACGCCGACGCCTAACACCTCACCATCAGCGACCAGCGCTGAGACTTCGGCGGGCGGGAACATCTCATCGTAGAGCGAGCGCACAGAGTCACGGCCGACACTGAGGGCTGCGACGACATCCGGGTTGCCACGGAAGCGCCGCGGCAGTTGCACCAGCCCTGACGTGAGGGTCGACAGTACGCCGGTAATGACGCCATCTCTGCGCGCTGCTGCCATCAGCCTACCAGCCAGGCGCAAGTCACCCATGTCCGCGCAGTGTTCAGCGTGCTCCAGGTCAGCCAGGTACCAGCGCGCCTGCGTCTGGGTCGGCATCTGGAGCTGGCCGCCGTTGACGCTGCGCCGGGCTTCGTCGATGTCGATCTGTCCGGCCGCGTACGCTGCGGGCGTGTAGGTCGAGCGCCCGAGTAGTCGGGAAGTCGCTAGCGCGATGCCGTCTAGAAGCTCCACACGGCGAACGTGCCGCGGGCGCGCGAACTACTCAGCGAACACGGTGACGCTGCCACCCGGAGCTCGGCGGTGGTCCCCAGGCGTTAGGCGTGATCCCGTAGAGCGCCTGCATGCGCGCTGCTGACGTCCGGGACGGCCGCGCTGCGCCTGACAGCCACTCCGACACGCATGACTTGACCACTCCACAGCGCAGCGCAACCTCACGCTGGGTGGTCCGCTGGCAGAGCTTCCAGAGCACGCGGCGTCCGTACGTTAGCGCCTCCACCATTCACCTCCGCTGAATGGGTCGAACGTCTGCTCTGCATACGGCTGCATCGGCGCAGCTGGAGCGAGCGCTGCATCGAGCTTCGCGCGTTCATCAGTCGTGAGGGCTTGCATCATGCTTAGTGGTTCCCATGCACAGAGTGCGACTGCATCATAAGTGTCAGGTGACCTGCCTAGCAGCTTCCGCAGCGTGTCCTTCGGCGTGAGCTTGAGTCGGCCAGTGATAGCTTGCTTCCACTCCATGGCGTGCAGCTCTGCTTCGAGCTTGACGTCCTCCACGATGGCGCCGCCGTCACGGAACCATGCGTACAAGTTCGCGCATAGCTCATCACGCATGCGGTCGTAGATGTATGGCTGCCTGATCGCTTTGTCAGCTGCGCGGACTGTCACCAGCTCGAAGCGGCGGGCGTCGCCTTCTTCGTGCGCGCGCAGATGAGCGGAGAGCTTCATGCCGATCGGGCCGTCGCGGTCGAGCACGACGACCGGCAGCTCACGCGGCAGCGCGAACTCTTGTATCAGCAGCATCAGCTGGACGAAGTGCTGCTCATCGTTCAGCCCGCGCTGTCGCCGCACAGCTAGCAGCTTCATGCCGCGCCGCACAGCGAACGCTGTGTCATCACCGAGCCCAGTCTCACCAGCTGGATCGATGCCGATGTACAGGCGCCCTGCGTCGGGCGTCACAGCCCAGCGTGCTTCGGCTTGGCCGATCATGTGCACCGAGAAGATTTTCGCTTCTTCTGACAGTGCGTGCTGACCCTTGACACGTATGAGGTAGAGCGGACTGTTTTCGCCCCACTCTTGTTTCTTCTCTTCCACCCACTCACGCGTTGCCAGACCGGGGATGACCTCGCGCCCTTCGATCACGTTCGGCGTCTCTTCTGACGACACACGCATCGTGAAGTAGAACGCTGACTTCGTAGTGAATGCTTCGAAGAACGCGCCTTCGTTGCGCGTGCCGTTGGAGAGCATCACCAGGCGCGCGCCGCCGGCGCGGTTGCCCTCGATGGCGTCGAATATCTCATCCCCGATGCCCGAAGCTTCGTCTGCGATGTAGAGCAGATTGCGCCCGCTGATGCCGGCCACAGCTTCTGCCTCACGCGCAGTGAAGCCGACCACCTCACGGAAGTCAGATGACTTGAGCCCCGTCCGCGCCAGCTCACCCTGTTCACCTTCGATCAGTGTGGAGTGTTCGCACGGGCGCGGGATGATGAGCCCGCTCGGGTCTTCGAGCTTGCACTCCACACACCGCCCAGCTCGAGCGCGCAGCATGCGCAGCTCACGCCAGAGTATCTGGTCGACCTGGCGTGAGGTGGTGCTCGTGAGTACGACGCGGGCGTCCTCGAACGAACAGTAGAACCACAGTGCTATGCCTGCAGCAGTGTGCGACTTCGAGACCTTGTGGCCTGAGCACACTGCGACACGCTTGTGATCGCGCACTGCTTCGATGATCTCGATCTGCCGCGACCAGGGCGCGACGCCGAGAATGTCACGGAAGAACTTGACCGGGTCTTGCTGGAAGACCGGGCTCGGGAACTGAATGTGTAAGGTCTCTTCGAGCAGCTTGATGAGCCGCAAGTCGAACGCTTCCGGGAACGTCCACACGGACGGTGCCGGGGCTGACTTCCGCAGTGCAAGCTCACGAGCTATCGACCTCGTCACGTTGCCTCATCGCGCGTTGAATGGCTTCGTGCACTGCTTTCGCAGCAGCTGGGTGTGGCCTCAGTGCTTCTATCACAAGATCGCAGAATCGTCGGAATGCTGGATGGTCTCTGACATAGCGGTCTTCTGATAGTTCGGCTGCAGCTTCCAGGCGCGCGCGCAGCGTGAGTATGCGGGCTTCAGCGTCGGCCAGCTTCACCCGCTCAGCGGCCAGCAGCCCGTCACGCTTGCTCTCACGCTGGATCGTCTTGAGTACGTTGATGCAGTCATCCAGTGAGGTGGCGCCGACCTCATGCTCTTCGGGGTCTGCTGGGTCTGCGCCGGCCCGCACGTCCCACAGCGCAGCGTCGATCCCGAACTCGCCTTCAATGCGCGCGCGCGCTTCGGGGCTCGGGACCTTACGACCTGAGCGCCAGTCAGCGATGCTCTGCGGGGAGCGCATAGTCAGGCGCGCTGCGATCGCTGCCAGTGAGCCTGTCACTTGCAGAAACCGGGCTTGCCCTTCGGAGCGGATGACTACTTGATTCAGGGCTGACGCCATCAGGTCACGATGTACGGCTTGAACTTGGGAACATGCACGCCGTCATCGGGTGGAGCTGGCTGACGCGTCGGGCCTGACGGCGTGACCTCAGTGGCTTGCCGCCCGTACAGGTCTGGGTGCTTGCGCTCCAGGTTCCACTGCGCTGCGCGGACGTCCGCGCGCGGATTGCCTTGCCCAGCCGCAGCGCGAGAGACAGTGAGCTGGTTACGAATAGCGTCATCACCGATCGCTTGTTCGACGTCACGCAGCAGCGTGGCATACGGCTCCTTCCCAGCGCGCCCGAGCTCGAGCCATGCATCCAGGTCCGCTTCGGAGAGCCGACACGCTTGCGCGCAGTGGCGCTTGAACGCGCCGGCCTTGAAGTATTCGATCAGCCGGTCGTGGATCGCACGCGTGTAGTCTGGCAGCCGTGGCTTAGGCACGACGTTAGGTCTAGCATGCGAAGCATCATGACGACTACCAGTGACACAACTGCAGCGGTATGGCTCGACCCGAGCAAGCTCACGCCGTGGGCGGAGAACCCGCGCGCGAACGATGGTGAGCCTGTGCGGCGGGTGGCTGCAGCTATACGCAAGTTCGGGTTCAGCGCGCCGATCGTGGCCCGCGCAGCCAACCTGGAGATTATCGCTGGGCACACGCGATGGAAGGCAGCTCTGCTCATCGGGCTGGAGCGTGTGCCTGTGCGTCTCATGGATGTCGATGAGCAGACTGCTCACTTGATGGCGCTGTCAGACAATCGGCTGGGTGAGCTGTCAGAGTGGACGGGTGACCTGGCTGCGCTGCTGACTGGCTTCGATCAAGCTGACATCCACATCGCCGGCTGGTCGCGCGCTGACTTGGATCGGCTGATGACTGTGCCCGACGCGACCAAGCTCGATGAGGACGCAGCGCCACGTCTAGACCGACCCGGTGAGGTCGAAGGAGTCAGTTCATGTCCGAGCTGCGGCTACGACTTGAGGTCCGTCCGTGTCGCGTCAAAGAAGCCACCGATGCAGTGAGGCGCTGGCACTACTCGCGCATTATCCCAGTCGGGCGGCTCATCTGTCACGGCGTCTGGGAGTCAGGCGCATGGGTCGGGGTCATCATCTACGGGCGCGGCGCAGCGCGGGAGCTCGGCCGCCCGTTCGGGTGCTCGAACATTCAGGTCTGCGAGCTGGTGCGGATCGCACTCGCGCCCGGGCGGAAGGTCCCGACGAGTCGCGCGCTGGGAGTGTCTCTGCGGATGCTGGCGCGCACGAACCCTGGGCTGCGCTGTGTGGTCTCATACGCGGACACAGCGCAGCAACACGTCGGCACGCTCTATCAGGCCACGAACTGGATATACACGGGCGAGACGGCGAAGAGTTACCAGTTCATGTACCAGGGCGTCTGGAAGCATCTGCGGGTGGTGTCGGGCCCGCAGCTCGACGGCTCACCCGCAGTGGTCGGGTGGAACCTCTTGCCCCGGCGCCGCACGCCCCCGAAGCATCGATACGTTTACCCTCTCGATGAGCGCCTGCGCCGCGTGATAGCCGCGCAGCCGTACCCGAAGCATGCGCCACACCTCACACCTTGAAGTGACGCCCTGCACGGTTGCAGACGCCCGTGGAGCTGCAGAGCGCTGGCACTACGCGCCGCGCATGCCAGTCGGCCGCCTCATATGTCACGGCGTCTGGGAAGCCCCCCGGTTCGTAGGTGCGATCATCTACGGGCGCGGCGCCACTCCACACCTCGGCGCGCCGTACGGCTGCAGCTCCCTGCAGGTCTGTGAGCTGGTTCGCGTGGCGCTGGCGCCGGGACGGGTGCACCCGACCAGCCGAGCCCTCAGCGTGTCACTGAGGCTGCTCGCGCGCACGAACCCTGGGCTGCGGCTGGTGGTCTCGTTCGCAGACATCTCCCAGGGCCACGTCGGGACGCTCTACCAGGCCACGAACTGGGTGTATTCGGGCACCACTGCTGCGGCGAACGAATACTACTTTCGCGGGCGCTGGTGTCATCAGCGAGAGATTACTTCGGGGGCGTTCGGCAAGGGCGGCGCGATCCGTGACTACTCGAACTTGCCGAAGCGCCCCGCAGCGCAGAAGCACCGGTACCTGTATCCGCTCGCGCCAGAGCTCCGGGCATCACTGCCGAGCCGCCCTTATCCGAAACGTGCTACACCGCCCGATGCGCCGGTAGCATAGAGCAGTGCGCAGAGCCTTCCAGCTCTGAGACGGCAGTTCGCTACTGACCCCGGCGCTCCACACTTCGACGACGCTGCGCCTCCTGCTTAGTTTCCCAGCGGTTGAGGCCAGCGCACCAGCTGCGAAGCGGCGCGTTAGCGCAAGCGCCCTCACTCCTGCAGTGACCAGGCGTCAAGCCAAGCACGAGCCCGCACTCGAAGCATATCGGCGGCCTGCCGAGCGGCGGCTTACGGAGCATCACCGCTTCGCCAGTGCGACCAGCGCCCGCCGATACGCTTCCGACATGTGCGGCATGCTAATCGCCACCAGCTCAGCGTGTTCGGGAAACACGATCATGCTCATGCTTGTGTAGTCAGGCCCGTCACTGCCGAAGCGGGTGATCAGCGTCGGGATCGGCGCCATCAGCGTGCGGACCTTACAGACGTACAGGTCATAGTGTTCGTGCTCGCCGAGATACACGCAATCGGTGCAGTCGTGCACGTAGCGCGGCGCAGTCACTTGACCAACCTCCACACCTGCTTGCGCGCCAGCACGTCTGCGCGGTAGCCGCCTTCGATGCTGAGGCACTGCTCTGCAGTCAGCCAGCCGAGCGCGACCCAGACCCATGTCTCACTCAGCAGCGGCAACGCTTCGATGACTGCTGCGCCGGTGAGGCCTTCATTCGGTCGTGTGCGGAAGAGTCGTCGCACCATGTCGAGCACATGCTGCAGCTCTGCGGGCGTTTCGTCATCACTGTCAGTTGTCATATGAGCCTCCGTGCTTGCGCCAGTTCGTACGCCTTGAAGAGCGCCGGGGAGCTGGCGCGCACCAGCTCTGCATGCGCTGGGAACACGATCGCACTGATCGTCATGTAGTCGAGGCATGCGTCTCCGATGCGTGCGATCAGTACGGGTATCAGCGCTGCCAGGGAGCACTCCATGCAGCGGTACAAGTCAGCGTTCTCGTAGGCGCCGAGATACGTGCAGTCAGTGCAGTCATGCTTCCAGCGTGGCGCAGTCATGCTTCGCCCCCGTCGGACGGGCCGCCGTGCGTGCTGCGCCATGCCCGGCGCTTCCGCAGCATGATGAGATACGCTTGCCTGAATGTCGCCTCATCACATGCAGTGCGCAGCTCTTCGAGCCGCATGAGACGCAGCATCATGTCAGGCGTAAAGACAGCCGCGTGGCCGCACCGCATGCACAGCACTCCTGAGCCCGGCACGGGTCCGGTCATGTCGTTAGGGTCCGCGTTCGTCGCCATGTCGAGCGGGGCCTTGCACGTCGGGCACGGATGCACGCGCCGCGACTGGTGAGTGAAGTGAATCTGCACTTTCGGTTGCCTCATATGTCCTCACACGCTGACACTTCGGTTCAGTTGCCCGCGCAGTCGGATGATCTCTCGCGCGAGCACCACCATGCATCGAGCCCACCGCATCGGCGTGCCCTCACACCGGGCTGCTGCTTCGATGGCTTCGTCCACTGTTGGATGGTTCATGAGCGCGCTCGGCGGGCGCTTGAATCCACGTGTCACAGGTCCCAGTCCCACAAGGCATCGCACACTGACTGTGTGATGCTCCTGTTGTGGCGGTGGAACTTCCGCGCGGTGTCGCAGACCTCGTGTTCGAGCCCGTAGAGCTGCACGACTTGCCACGTGCTGCGCTTCACTGCGCGGCGGCAGCGATTGCTCCAGCGCTGCAGCCGCGCCTGTTTGCGGCGGGTCATGGTGTGACTCCAGTTGCCGACTGCAGGCGCGCCAGCTTGACCACTTTTTCGACGCCTGGGATGCGGGCGCCGAGGAGCACCAGCATCATGTCCATGGGTGTCTGACTGGCGATCGACGCTTGAATGAGCAGCAGGCTCACCACTGTCAACACTTCGGTATTCGACACCATGTTGCCATGGCGCGCGCCGAGCTTGGCGATCGTCGCGTGTGAGATGTCGAGGAGTGCGACGAACTCTTCGACGAGCTCGCTGGCGTAGGCTGCTTTGGATTCTTGCTCTTGTTCGGTCATAGGAATATCGCGATCACTAGAACGATTGCTGCTGTACCTGCCACGATGAGGAATGTTGCTAACACGATGCGGAGCACATGCTTGTCGTCCTGCTCCTTGAGCAGGCGCTCCCATTCTTCGGGGTCATACATTGCGAACGCCATGGTCCTCCCACTCGATGCGGTCGTACCCGGCATGCGTGAGGAGATAGTCACCAGCGGGGATTAGGCCCTTGAGCTCGGCTGCGCGCTCGGTGCCAAGTCGGGTGATGCCGCTGATGCCGAGCACACCCAGTGATGCCATCAGGATGAGGTGCTGGATACGCTTGCAAGACGTGATGTCGTGCGGGGTGAGCGGGATGACTTCCATCCCAGCATCGGGGGCGCTCTTCATGCTCGGCGCGATCACGCCGTCACGCATGTCTTCGGGCGACACCGACAGTTCGATGTATTCGACGTGCTGACCGAACACCATGTAGCTCCAGCGCTCGCTGACGCAGACGGCGAACACCAGCTCGACGCAATCGACTTCGTTCTCGGAGTCGATCAGGCTGACTGCTTGGCTGCGTGGCAAGCGCAGCGCCCATGCGGGCCACGGGGAGCGCGGCCGCTCATGCGGGGTGTGCTCCAGCATGTTCTGCATGCGCTTCGGTGACAGGCTCACAACTGGCAGCCCGCTATCCACCCACTGGCCGGACAGCGCCAGCATCACGTCGAGCCCAGGCGTGTCTGACGTGTCTTCTTTCAGGCCAGTGCGCATGCGCATCTTGAGGCCTTCTTCGGCGCTCCATGACACGAAGCGCGAGCCCTGAGCTACGGTCGTGCCCAGCATGCTCAGGGTGTGCATGATGCTATCTGGTGATCGGTTCCTCATAGTGTCTCCTTGAATGACTCACGCATGCCGGCCACTGATGCGCGCTCTTCGTCATTGACTGTGGACATCAGCAGCGCCAGTGCATGCTGCAGTCCGACGCCGGCCGGCGTGTCGATCGGCTGGTGGTCTAGGACGCAATGGCAGAACGTCAGCACTGCTAGGAACAAAGTCCGCAACATCTGGGCAGCTTCTGCGCTGGGCACTAGATGGTAGCGCAGCGTGGCGACTAACGTGCCGTCGACCATGTTCGACAGCTCTGCGCGGCGCGCTGGTGTTGGAAGCAGCTCGAGCGCTGCTTGCTCATGCATGAAGAGCCTAACAGTCAGCTCTGCGAACTCCATGGACGACTGCTGCATCTCTTCCGCGGTCATAGTGGTTTCCACCTGTCTACTGTTTTCTGAAAACGTGATTTTCGGCCCATTCACACTGTGAGGTAAGCAGTTACCTCCAGAAGCTGGCACTGTGACGCCCCCCATGGCGCTGAGGCGGTGAGGTGTGCGCCGTGTGCGCCTAACAGTCAGGACTGCGTACGTCGCGCACGCCGCCGCGCGCTGATGATAGCTGACACATGCTCAGACGTGGCTGCGTGCTGCTCTGCAGTGGCTGGCTGCCAGTGCCCGCAGTTGCATGGCACTAGTAGCGCGAGCGGTTGTCCGAACGTTCCCAGCCCCGGCAGTGAGCTATCAGAGCCATGTGTCAGCGTGACAGTCACCTGGCCGTCGTAGTCTTCAGAGTACGAGAAGATCGTGTAGTGGTAGCGCGGGCTCTCCAGCGAGCGATAGCAACACTGCACGCCATTGCGCCAGCCTGGATAGTTGCGCGCTGCAGCCTGCACGCTGGGCGGGCGCGCTGCGACCCATAGCTCCCACTCGTCTGGTGTCATCTGGTCTCCTTGGAGCAGCAGCGCAGCAGCTCTTCCAGCAGCTCTGACTGGGCTGCGCTGCGCTGCTGCTTCTGCTGCGTGTCTGACTCTGTGATGGCGTCGATGCCTTCTTGAACCACGCACAGCGCAGCAGCGTGGCTCTGCCGGGCGTGCCGGCACGCATGGACGATCAGCACGGTCGCGAGCTGGAGCTTCGCGAGCCCGTCATGGTCCAGGCGCAGCGCGCGCAGCAGCGCCTCAATGCCAGCGTACACATGCTTGATGTCACGCATGCGCTTCTCGTCACTCGACTTGGTCATGGCTTCCAGCCGTTCGCGCGCTTGCTCTTGATGACTGCCAGCGTGTCAGTCACGAACTTCAGCCCGAGCGGGTGCCCGTGCCCAGCAGCTTGACAGGCGTCATCGATCAACAGAGCTGCCACCTGCAGTCGGGCGAGCCCGTCTGTGTGCAGCTCCAGCAGCTCTAACAGCCCGTTCACGCTGCGGTAGATCGCCAGCACTTTGCCCTTCCGCTGGTCCTCACTGTCTTCACCACCGCGCAGCACCCAGGCGCGCACGCATTCCGCGTGCAGTGTTGAGCTGTCCATGGTCGGTGACGTTCTAATCACGTCAGACACCAGCTGCAGCATGCCGGCCGGGTCTCCAGATGCATCTGCCACAGCGGAGATGAGCATACAGGCCGTGGTAATGACGTCTGTTGGTAGGACGACCGGCAAGCTGGCTGCTATGTGCTGCATCGCTAGCTGGCACGCTTCAAACGTGACTCTGGCGTGCTGCTGGGCATTGGTTTCGGCCGCCGTGTCGGGAGTATTGATGCTCATAGGTGTGTGAGAGCGATATAGTACAAGCTCTCTAACGCCAGCAAGCGCAGCACGCGATCAAGCGTGTTGTTGACACGCGAGCGCTGGAGCGTGTCAGCCAGCTCGACGGCGCGCGCGCTGCTTCTTCCGACGCACTGCGCGCGCAGCTCTGCGTTCTGCTCGGTTGCGCGGCTCCAGCTGTGGCCCGCATCCGTCATGCTGGAAGAGTTTCTGCTCTGGATCGAATGGATGTCCGCCGATCTGCAGTGACACTGATGCGAGTGATGCTTTCACTGTCTCAAGCCTCCTGAGTGTGTTGTGTGACTTTGAATAGCAACGATCCGTGTGGCCGGAAATACTCCTATAACAGTGTGTTGTTGCTTCACCGGCCACGTTTCCCAAGCCGCGCCCGCACTTCGTCGGAGTAACAGGCCCAATAGCTAATCCAGATGGCTGCAGCCTCATCTGAACCGATGTCAGGTCTGCCTGCTTCGACGCGCGCCGTGCCCAGCTCATGCGCGCGGATGTCATCCCGCTTCGCCCGCACCCAGTGCCCACCGAACACCGCTGATCGCCACGTGTTCGGCATCACTGAGACCACTTTGCCCTTCGGGTAGCCCGCGCGCTGGAGCGCAGTCAGCCACGATCCCCGCGCGACGCCGAGCCCTTCCACCGTGCGTGATGGTCCGCCCCACGGGCGTTCGAGCACCACTCCGATCGGCAGCCCAGCACGCTCTGCGACGCGTCCTAAGTAGGTGACGACTTCCGTCACCTCTTCGGGACGGTCTATTCGGACCTCACAGCTCATCACGAGCCGTCCCCGTACACGGACAGCCACGCCGCTCACAGCTGCAGTGTCCACTCCCAGAATGGCAGCATTGACTGGCTGTAGGGGACTGATCGTGTCACCAGTAGGGCGCGCTAAGGGTTTCCCCTTCTGAACACGTGTGATGCCTGACATGTCGTGCTAGTCCTCACCTGATAGTTCGTCCACGTCAACGCTAGCTAGCACCAGGCCCCAGCTGGCTAGCACTCGACACACGTTCCACTTCGGGCGTCGCCGTTCTGGAGCAACGCCGCCGAGCGTGTGGTGCGCTTCGAGCAGCTTGCCGGGCTGCTTCGACTTCGTGGCCAGGTACTTGCCGAACTGCTGAGCGGTGGCTCGGTCGGCTTCAGTGCCCACGATGAGGGCGTCCCACTCTGCGCGCGCGAAGACGTACGCTCCGCGCGCGCGGGCCATGGCATAGCGACGCTGACAGAACGCGAACCACACCACAGCGCCGCTCTGGTGTGAGGTCTCGATCGCGAACGGAACCGGGAGCCCGCCCAGCGCGAACGCTGGCAACGAAGCCACCTCAGCGACCGCAGGTGACGAGTTAGGCGTTAGGGCGCTGTCACCCCTGGTGGGGGCGGGGGTGAGCGCCTCTGCGGGGCTGCAGGGCGCTCCCGCTTCGATCACGTATCTGCTGAGCCCCCTCACTGCGTCACCCAGTGGGCAGGCTGTGAGCAAGCCAGTGGGCAGCCGAGTGTGCAGGGGAAAGCTGAAGGATCTCGCCTATTTATATATATGTATGTTCTAACTACATACATATATATATAGAGAGGTCTAGGAGTCAGACGCGACTGCCAGCACCCTCCACCCAGACTTGGGACATGACTGGTTCGATGACCCGTACATGTACTTCTAAGAGTCTCTATACCTCTGTGCGGTGGAAAATCGTGTGCAAGCGGTGCAAGGCATGAACCGGGGGAGTTACGAATAGTTAGGTCCGGTCTCGCTCGCTCCCTACCTGCATTGGCTAGGTGAACGAGCCGGGCTGCTGGTGCGATCACTTTTCCTCCGATTCGGTGTTCGGGCGCCCGCGCCAAGCGATCCAGGTTGCTTGGCCTCCGCCGCTCACTCCACGCCTGACATGCAGGCGCCGTTTGCCGTTGCAAGTGTCGACACCGATCCAGGTGAGATCGGCCCATGTTCGGAGCACGTGTTGAGCAGACTGGCCGTGCAGTTTGCAGAGCCTGGCGAACTCGGTGCGGTTGATGAGGACTTCGACCAGCTCACCGTTCGTGGAGTGCAGTCGGATGCCCCAACGCTCCCGAGCTGGCAGGTTCGACTTCACGACGATCGGAGTGAATGGCGCATGGCGCTCCCCGTACGGGAACGCATCGGGGCGTGACGACACCCAGTCTTCGAGCACGTCGGCCATGTGTTCGTGCGCTGGCAGCACTTCGCGAGTGTCAGATGACTCATACGACTCACTGACACTGGGCAGCCCCTGCATCGGAAAGTCGTAGTTCTGGTGCATCAGCCGCTCGACCACTTGCAGCAGCGCCATGTAGTGGAGCTGCCTGGCGTTCGCGTTGTTCGCACCAGCGTGCAGGGTGCGCAGTCGCACCAGCTCACTGGTGAGCCAGTCCCAATAGTCAGGCGCGACCGCGCACAGAGACTCCAGCCAGTCACGCCCGAGACACCCGGCGTTCTGTCTGCATGCGCGCAGCAGCTTGGCGATCTCCGCGTGTTCGCCCTTGAGCGCGCCGAAGTCTGGCACCCGCATGTCGATCACCCGCGCCTGCGCGCCAGCTGCCATGGCGTCATCTGCGAGTGTTATCTCACCGGTTGAGAGCACGATCGTGCGCCACTGGTTCGAGCCTCGCATCGTGCCCTCACGTGTTGCCCGTGAGCGGCCCTCACCACCGATCAGAGTGTAGATGAGCTTCTGCACGTGCTCAGCGCCAGCGACGCCGACCTCATCGAAGCACTGTGGCAGGTCGTTGAACATCGCTGCGCGCGCCTCAGCGGCGCTCGGAGAGATGTTCCATGTCCCGCACCAGCCTGCGCCGGTCTGCGGGTCTCCGAACACGCTGGCTGCAGCGCGCAGCATGCTCGACTTCCCGGTGTTCGTGTCTCCGAACAAGTGGACGCCGAAGCCGGGCTCATCCAGCGGGCGCAGCAGTGGCGCTGCCAGTGCGGCGCAGATGAGCATGCGGGCGCTGGGTGATGCCACCCAGAAGCCACGCAGCGCAGCTAGATGAGCTTCCAGCGTCCCGCGTGCGCGTAGGGGTGCCACAGCACGCCGCAGCAGCACGCCGGGCACCACAGAGCCAGCGTCTGGCTGCGTGGGCGCGATGATGGTGTCGAGCATGAACGCAGTCGGACCGCGCCAGCCTGTTCGGTTCGTGACGACCACTGGCGCCAGCCGTTGTTCGTTGACGAGCTCAAGCCGCGCGAACCACTGCAGCAGATGCTTCGAGTGTCCTGAGTGCATCGGCGCGCCGACTGGCGCCAGCTCGGTCACCATCGCGCGCGGGTCAGTCAGGGCCCGCCGGGTGACAGTGGCGCTCGACCACTGGCCGAAGCGTCGGAACGTGATGTCGACGAACTCTTCGTTGACGTCGCGATCCACGAAGCGGCGGATGATGAGTATGGGTGCGGTGGAGACTTCGACAGTGCGCTCACCAGCAACCGACGTCACGAGCCCGGACTCGGGCGCGATCATGTACCCGCGCGGGATGACGTACCCGTCAGGCACTGGAGCGCCCTCACAGGCCGGATAGTCAGTGAGTAGTCGGTCGCGTATCTCTGTCGGGTCTGCTGGTGACAGCGGCTCAGCCGTCCCGAGCAGTGCGTGCGTGGCTTCGGCGCCGAACGCTGCGAAGTAGTCATCGATGCCCTTGGCTGGCTGGTGGTCGGGCGGGCACACGAACAGGACTTCGGCTGCGCCTGCTGCGTAGTAGGCGCCGGCGAGTCTGCGCGCGGCCTTCATCACGTGGCCGTTGGTCCGAGCGTCTTGATCGAACACGATGACGCAGCGCCGACCAGTCAGCGTGACGTGCTTGAGTATCAGTGCATGCAGTGCGTCACCGTTGGAGCGCTCGCGATCACCGTCGAGCCAGTTCCATACTCCTGTCAGGCCGATGCATGCGTACCCGAGCTGATCGAGCACGAGCGCCTTCTTCTCGCCTTCCACTGCGTACAAGTCCGCAACAAGCTCCCGATACGCACGCCGAGCTCGAGCGCGCGGCGGGAAGTAAACCAGGTTGCTGACACCTTGTGCCTTGGACGCTTGATCGTACTTGATGACGTGATTGTCAGGCGCGCGGCGCGGGTGGTCTGGGCGGATGCGATAGCCGTAGGGCGCCTCAGCATCAGGCTCATAGAACGGAAACACGATGGCACTGCCACCAGGCAACGGCTGTGAGCGTCCGAGAAGTCGCACGATGTTCGCACGCTCTGTCTCGGAGTAGACTTGCGCCTCTGCTAGCTCTGCACTATCAATCGCTGAGCTGGCAAGATGTTGCCGATGCTCTTCTGTGAGAGTGCGAGCATCAGGCAGTGGCGGGACGGTGAACGGCGTAGCGGAGCGATGACCGCTGCGCCGTTTTTTTGCCTCAGTTATCGGAACGACATCCGACTCACCGGGCTTGTGAGGATCGCTCACGCATTCGCGTCCTGCGGTGCGTATTCGTGCATCTGGAGCGAGCCCTGCTTGTCGGCTGCTGTCAGCGCGCGCTGCTCGATGGCGACGCCGGTGTCATCGCGGGTGCAGACAGTCATCCCGGACGCGTAGTCAGGAGACCAAGTGCACTGCACCATGCGTGTCTCATGCTTCTGGTCGACGACGTTCGCGAGCTTGAGAATCTGGTCATCCAGGTCAGCGATCTGACCGTTGATGCCTTTGCGGGTCTGCTTGAGCTGCTCGATCTCCAGCCGCGCGGTCGCGAGTGACTCACCGCGCTGCCGGACTTCGGACTCTGTGAGGTCGCACTGCAGCTCTCGCTGTTCGCGCTCGATTCGGACTGCTGCCACGCCGTTCGTGCGGCGCGCCATCTACGCCCCCGCCTGGGCTGTGCGGCGCTGCCTGCGCTGCGGGGCCGGTGCTGATGGCGCCTGCATGGGAACGGGTGGCAGCGTGACGGGAGTAGCGCCTGCTGCAGCTCCAGCGCGCCGACCGCGCCGTGCTGGTGGCGCCGTCAACGGGGCAGCCTGCACCACTGGCTGTGGGGGCGCATACACTTGACGTGCAGGCTGCGCGATATTAGGCGCCTGCGTTGTTTGCACGGTAGGTATCACGGGCTGTGCTTCCCAGCCGCGCAGCTCCATGAGACTGACGCCGCCGCCCGTGCGCTGGCTGATGTACTTGGCGAGCCCGCAGCGGGGCTCAGAACGCTTCTCGACAATCTTTTTCAGGGTCTGATACGTGATATCCCACTCCCTTGCGAAGCCTAACACTGTGCCGTTTTGTTGAATGATCCACTCTCTGAGTTCCATAACGAACACGTATCATCCTGTTGCACTCGCTCGTCAAGCATTAGTTGACAGCGCTGCAAGCTTGCTGCAAGCATGCGCGCGCATGCCTAAACGCAGAGAGACACCGCCGCCGCCTGACACGCTGCGGCCCTTGGATGAGCCGACCCTCGGCCGGCGCATCTGGGGGCTGTACTTGCAGAAGGGCTACTCTCGGGCGCAGTTCGCAGCGTCCATCAACGTTGTCTACAGCATGGTCGTTCACTGGGACTTCGGCGATCACGAGCCCAGACTCGAACACCTACGCAACATCTCACAGCAGCTCGACACGCCGCTCGATGACCTGGTGTTCGGTTCATCTGGCAGACCACGGCCCACGAAGAAGCCACCCGAAGACGCCATGATTATGCATGCGCTCGACTCGGTGCGCGCAACACCCTCAGCACGGGCAGCGTTCGCAGAGCACACACAATCCACAGCGGGCAAGTATCAACACTTCACGTTCGACTATGTTCAGCGTTACGCGCAAGCGTTCGACGCAGAGCTGAGCAACGGAGCGACGGCTCACCATGCAGCTCAAGTCGCGTTCGCCGAAGCAGTGAACAAGCGCGCGGCGGTGTCTGCAGTACTGGCGCAACCGCGCGCTCCGGTGACGACGACTACAGCCGTGCCCGGTACGAATAGTCAGAATGCAGAGACTGGTTCCGAAGCACAGCAAAGTAGCGCCGGAAAACCTCAGAAGAAAAAGAGACCGGCGACATCAGCTCGGACCACTCAGACCAGTCAGGCAACATCCGCGCGCGCGAAAGCGCGCGACGAATAGCTAATATCAGCCGGTGCCTTTCGGCTATCTGCTCCAGTTGCGCATCATACGGCTGCTCGGCATTGTAATAGATGACGGGCAGCTCGTTGTGCGCGCTAGGCGTAGCCCCAGACGGGCATAGGTAGTAGTTCGAGTCTACTGCCACAGCGTCGGGTGACATGGTGATAGCGGTCGGCGTTGTCACGCGGTGAACCTCCCCTAACACGAGTGTCACAGCGTGATCGCATTGCTGTCTCGCGATCGCAAGTGCTTTTTCTGGAGCGTGAGGATCATGCTTGCGGTCGTGTGTGTGACATTGCTATAGCAGTCACATGCATTGGTCTCACCGCGCATACGGCCAGCTTCGGGACCCAGTACACAAGTCACATCTCCTAACGATCGCGGGACCTTACGCGTGCCCGAGACGCTTCGTACTCGACCGGTTGAACCCTCGGGACGCTGAAGCAGTCACCCCCGATAAACTGGGCCTGGGCACGGCGACGCACGAAGTCATCGCCGCGCATCTAACAACAGGTATTCGCTGTGAGGAGAATACGACCACGCAGTTAGAGTTCGAGCTGCGCCACTGGCTCGGTGATGCTGCAGCTGCAGTGGATCGAGACATGCTGCGCGAGCGCGCGGAGATGGTGCGGGGGCTGCTCGCGCATGGTCTGTCGCGACACGTCGGCCGCGTGATCGCCTGTGAGTCCGGGTTCATCGCGCCGTTTGGTCCCTATTGGTTATGCGGTCATGTGGACCTTGTATACGAACCCCTTACAGCACCGCTGACTATCGCACTCGCAGACTGGAAGACGGGCGCGTCGAAGCCGCACCTGCTGGAGCTGGCGCATGGCTGGGAGGCAGGCGTCTACTCCGCCGCGCTCCGTCACGGCTTCTTCATGGAGCGCTCGGGCCGCACGCGTGACGAGCTGGAGCGCGCTCTCATCGAACACGCCGAACAGTTCGGTGTGACACCGACCTACGGCACGTTCCCGAGCGCCGTGCATCACGTGCATCTAGCTGACTACGTGCCCTATCGTAAGACTGGCTCGAAGCGTGTGCACCGGCCCGAAGACTTGCTGCACTACGGATACCCGAGCGCGCGACAGCACACGTACAAGCCGACCGAGATGCGCGGCGGCGCCTGGATCTCCGTCCCGCTGCGTGAGGGTGACCTCACACGCTTCGCGTGGCGCTTGAAGCAAGTCGTCGGCGCTGTGCGTATGGGCAAGCTCTTCGACATGCCGGGTGAGCAGTGCACCCGATGCCGGCACCAGACGCCGTGCCTCAATGATGGTTACGCGGACATGACACCCGCTGCTCAGACCGAGCTGTGGGAGCTTTACGGAAAGGACGTGTTAGGCGAATGACTACCGAATCAACGAGCATCGTGCAGCCACATGACTACTCTGACATCATCCCAGACGCCGAAGCCTACGACGGCTACGCGCATTCAACCGACGGCCCGACGCTCCCGCGCAAGCTCTACAATCGCAAGGGTGTGACTGCGTCCGGCGTACGCATCACGCCCGACGTGTTCTGGGATTCGGTCTACGACACCGTACAGCCTGAGCTGCGTTGCATCATGGTGCTGGCTGTCCGCAGCCGTGCATGGTTCAAGTGGTCGAACGCTGCGAAGCGTAACGAGTTCTACTGCACGTCGAAGGACGCGATCACTGGAGTGCTCGAAGCCACCGGCAAGTCACGCAAGTGCGGAGACACGTGCCCAGACACCCGGTGGTACAAGGACGAAGAAGGCAAACTAACAGTCAACTGCACCGACGTCCGCACAGTGCTGTGCGTGGATGCAGAGCGTCACGAGCCGTTCTTGCTGCGCTTCCAGAAGACTTCGACGAAGACACTCACCCAGTACATGGCTCGGCACCACGACGGGCGGCTGCGCCCGAAGGGATCGCTCAAGAGCTACAACCTACCGCTCTACGCGCATCACTGCCTCATCACGCTGGAGCTGTCAGAGAACGGCAACTATGCCGTGCCGGTGCTGACGTTCGGTGATCGCTCCACACCCGAAGAGGCTGCGATGGCTCGCGAGACCATCATCGCCATGCAGCCCGTGCTCGAAGCTGCGGTCACCGACCGGTCGGTCGACGATGATGACTCTGCGCGCGCTGACTCGGGTGACACTTCGTTCACGCCGGGCGAGTTCTGATGTCGAGCGCAGTGCTCCAGCTCCGCGGCTCGCTCATCGAGTGGCGTGAGTTCGGCACGAAGTCATGGGGGCGCGGCCGCATGCGCGTCGATGACTCTGGTCTAGTCCTCGCGATCGTCGGCGTCATCGCTGGCGCTCGCGAGGGCTATGCGCTCGAAGTGTCAGGCCGGCATGAAGAGCACCCACGATTCGGCGCGCAGTTCATCGTGCAGCGCGCGCAGGTGTCAGCCCCGCGCACTGAGGAAGGCGTCATCGCATGGATCGCAGCCACGTTCCCGAACGTCGGGCGCGGGCGCGCGGCCGCACTGCTGGAGCACTTCCGTGGTGACGTCGACATGCTGTGGAGCACAGTGGTCGACGCGCCTGAGCGCCTGACCGAAGTGCCAGGCATCACCAGCGCTCGAGCTCGGGACATCCGAGACGCCTACCTAGCAGCGCGTGACGACCGCGAGCCACAGATAACACTGCGGGGCTGGGGGCTGACGGAGAGTCAGATCGGACGCTGCCTGAAGCACTGGGAGTCAGCAGCCGAAGCAGTGCGCGCGATCCAAGCGGACCCCTACCAGTTGTTCGATCACGTTGACGGCTTCGGCTGGAAGCGTGCCGATGATGTCGCGCGAGCGTCCGGTGTGCCGCCCGACGCGCCGACGCGCATCCGCGCTGCCATCAAGCACACCATGCATGAACACTTCGGCGCCGGACATATCTACATGCAGCCCGGCTACTTCTCGCGCGCGGTGCGGGAGCTGCTCGGGCCTGAAGTCATCCGAGAAGCAGTGCTCAGCGGGATCGTGCTGGCGCTGCGTGAGGGCGTGATCGTGAAGCGCGGCGCGCGGGTGTATCTGCGCGTCGTGGACCGCATCGAAGCACGGGTCGCAGAACTAGTCACAGGGAGGCTTGCATCATGACGGACGAAGAGAAGAGATCGGAAGCAATCAAGGACGCATCACTGTCAGCGTTGAACATCCTGGTGGATCGGGCGCCCGACCCAACGATGCATGCGTCAGACGTGCTCGCAGTCAGCATGGTGCTAATCAACTATGCTGCTGCGTATGCGCCGGCAGGGCGTGAAGCTTTCCTCATCCAGCTCGGCGCGGACTTGCCGTCACTGCCTCAGTGCTTCCCAGCATTCACGCCGGGGGGCACATGATGCGCCCGCTGGTAGTCATCGAATCACCGTACAGATACTTGCCCCCGCCCAGCATGCCAGGGCTGCTGGTGCCGCTGCTGCGCTGGTGGCGACAAGCGTCGAATCGTGAGTATGCCCAGCGCTGCGTGCTCGACTCGATCACGCGCGGTGAAGCTCCATACGCTTCGCATATCCAATACACGACAGTGCTCCGAGACCACGTCGGCGGGGAGCGCTCCACCGGGTTCGAGTGCGCGGACGCATGGGGGCAAGCTGCTCACAAGCGTGCGGTGTACTGCGACTTCGGCATCACCGGTGGCATGCAAGACAGCATCTCCAGACGCCCTGTCGGCCAGCGTGTTGAGTATCGATACCTGTTCAGGCGTGACATCCCGCTCTGTCATAAGTGTGCTTGTGTTCTTCCACCGGAGGTGCCGCGATGCCCGACGTGTTCGACATGGCAGCAGTCGCACGAAGCCTCTCAGTAAACGCATGCGCTAGCAGACTGCGCACTGCAGCTGCATTGATCGAGGGCTGCGCTGGTGATGGTGATGGTGTGCGGGTGCTGGTTAGCCTCATCCGCGCAGCTGTCATCACTGCCGACGTCGCGCGTCAGCTGACTATCACAGTCGGAGAGGGGAGCAGGTTGGACGATGGAGCTAGATGACTCACAGCGTGAAGCAGTGGAGATGATGCGTCGCACCCGGTTCGGCATCATGACCGGGCCGCCGGGCTCGGGTAAGACGCACACGCTCAAGGCTGCGATCCAACAGGCCGATGAGGACGGTGAGTCCTACCGCCTGTGTGCTCCCACCGGGAAGGCAGCGCGACGCATGGCGCAGCTCACCGAACGTGAGGCTTGCACGATCCACCGGCTGCTCGGTTGGACCCGTGAGGGCTTTATCCACAACGAAGACCACCCGCTCCCGGAGTCGGTGGTCTTCGTCGACGAAGCTTCGATGATCGACTACCCGCTGGCGTGCTCGCTGTTCGCCGGCGCATGTCAGTCACGCATCATGCTCATCGGTGACGCCGACCAGCTCCCACCGGTCGGGCCAGGCCGCATGTTCGGTGACCTGGTCGACCTGGGCGGCGTCCCGGTGGCGCGGCTCAGGCGCCAGCACCGCGCGGGCTCGGGCAGCTGGGTGATGCGTAACGCTCCCCTCATCATGCTGGGCGAGATGCCAGCGCTCACGAATGAGCCGACGTTCGAGCGCATCGAAGTGCCCGACGCGAAGCAGATCGCTGACGCTGTGTTCGCTGCAGTCGCGCGTGATCTGACTGCAACTGTACTCGCGCCGCAGTACGCCGGGGCTGCTGGGTGTGACTCCCTGAACGCCGGGCTCGACTTGCTGCTCAACGAAGCTTCGCGCGTGCCGAAGACTGGTGAGCCCCGCGTCGGCAAGCTGGTGCGACTCGGGATGCGCGTCATCCAGACGCAGAACAACTATGGCCTCGACGTGATGAACGGCGAGATCGGAGTGGTCCGCTCGATCGACGGGGACGGCGGTCCAGTCGAAGTGTGGTTCGTCGAGCTCGGCCGGCTCGTGACGTACGCACGCTCCGAAGCCGCGCAGCTCGCGCCGGCTTATGCACTGACTGTCCACAAGACTCAGGGCTCCGAGTTCCCGCACGTGATCGTGGTGTGTCACTCGACCCACTCGCACATGCTGTCTCGAAGTCTGCTCTACACGGCGGTGACTCGAGCGAGCGTCAAGGTCACGCTGGTCGGTGACGACGTCGGGCTCGCGCGCGCTCTCAAGTCAGACGCTGCGCGGCGTGAGACTACGTTAGTCGAACGCATACGCAACACACTGGAAGCTGTGGAGCTGGCGCCATGACTCACACCCCGCTGACTATCACACGCAAGAACTGCATGGAGTGCACCGGCATGGCGTGGCCGCGTGTGCTGCGCTTCGCACGTGAGCATGGCGTCCCAGTCTTCACGCTGTCAGAGCGCACCACTGCAGTGCATGGGGCTGCGTTCGTAGCTGCGCTGGAGCGCGCTGGGTGCGTGGCTGCAGCGCGCCAGCCAGATGCACTCGACTTGCTGCTGGCTGGGAAGTGAAGCGCGCTGGATGCGTTCTCAGCGCGCTGTAATGGATGCGCCGTGTAGCACGACAATCACACTTGCTCCCCGTTGCAACGCTCCCAGCATGGGAGCATATTGAGAACATGAAGAAGCGCAGCAGCAAGCCAGCCACCATGACACTGAAGAACTTCGCAGTGGTCTCAGTGCCAGAACGCGAGAACAATGATGGCACTGTCACACCGACCACTTACCATATCATGAGCTTGCACACGCACAGATGCGTGGCTACTGCTGCCAGCTTCCAGCAAGCTTGTGAATGGGTGGGCGACTTCAATGTGGGCATCGATCCACGCGACGCCAAGTAGAGCCACCCAGCGCCCCCAGACGCCCCCAGTGCCCAGCGCGCTGGGGGCGTTCTGCGTGCTGGGGGCGTGCTGGGGGCGCGCCGTGTAGCACGAACGCACACCCGTTGCAGTCCCATAAGAGTGGGAGCATATTGAGAAGTGTCAGCAGCGTGCTGGCAGAAGTAGTGGAGCAGTAGCAGTGAAGAAAGTACCAAGTGCAGCGCTAGACCCAGAGTGGACGCTCTTCAAGACTAAGCGCGCAGCGTGCGCAGCAGTCAGCAAGCGTGCAGTGGCAGCGTGCCCAGACAGTGGGCTGCTGGAGCTAGAGAAGCACTTCGTTGCAGAGAACTTCGTTGTGCGTGATGAGAATGGCTGGGCTGTCAAGCTGTCTAATGTGGGCAAGCTGGTGATGCGTTATCACCCAATGCAGCCCAGTGACATCAAGCTGAATCACACATACATGACACGCATCGGGGGCACGCACACCAGCCACGTGGCTGTCAAAGTCATCAGCTCCAGCCAGTCACTGGGCTGTGAACTTGAATATACGTGCGTGCGTGCTGATGGCGCCACTGCGCTGGTGTACAAGCGCGCTGCTGGTGACTTGTGCACAGCCCAGCAGCTGGAGCAGTGCAAGTGAAGAAGCCCAGCAAAAAAGAGCAAGCCAAGATCGATGCTAAGTACGCTGCGTTCGACGCTAGAGCGCATCTACTTGACTACACACAGTTACATGATGATGACTTAGAGACACTCAGTGTGCATGGAGTGACACCAGAAGTCTGTGCAGTAGCTAAGCGTGAGCTTGACAAGCGTAAGAAGAATGGAGCGCGCAAGTGACAATCCAGTTTGAAGAGTCTGACTTGGCACAGTTCAGTGGCACCACTGCGTATCACAGACACTGGGCTTCTCCAGTCAAGCTGACTGATGGTGTGGCATTCATGGCTACGCATGGGTGTGGCTGGCTGGTAGATGCCATCGTGTCACACCAGCGTAATCCAGCTGTGAAGAAGCTGGAGTTTCAAGCGTGGCATCTGTCAGTGCGTGCTGACCATTCTTGCCAGCTCTTCTGTGATGATGGCAATGGGCAGCTGAACATGGTGATGCAGCAGATACCATATACAGACGTCCCACCCAGCTGGAAGCTCAAGCTGTGGCTGGTGGATGGCGTGCTGATGGTTCCATCAGAGTACTAGACGCAGCGCTCCCAGCGCGCTCCCAGACGCCCCCAGTGCCCAGCGCGCTGGGGGCGTCTGGTCGTCTGACACGTGTGCACAGAGACACTCTGCACACTCGTTGCAGTCCCATAAGAGTGGGAGCATATTGAGAAGTGTCAGCAGCGTGCTGGCAGAAAAGCAGTGGAGCAGAAGCAGTGAAGCAAGCAGCAGTTCAGATTGGCGTAGTGGTCTTGACGCGCATCAATAGTCAGTGGACAGCAGTCAAAGTGAAAGCAGTGCGCTCGACTTCTGATGGCACTCTGATGTTCGTGTGTGAGCGCAATGATGGGAAGCACACACGTGAGATAGTGCGCAGCGCTGCCAAGCTCCAGACCATGGACTATCTCAAGAACAAGCGCGCAGCTGCAGCAGTGGCAGCCATTCCCACAACGAAGAACCCCGGCGCCGATGGCATCAGAGCTGCGCGCGCTGAAGCTGTGGCACGTGCCAGCGTGGAGCAGTTGAGTGAGAGCAGCATACGCATCACCATTCCACGCAACGCAGAGCCAGCAGCACCAGCTCCAGCTGCGCAGCTAAGCACGCTGGCAGTGCGTGTGCTGGCTGTCTTCAGTGGGAAGCGCAAGATGTCAGCAGCAAGCGTGCGCTGGCATCTGGAGCATGTGTCAGCTGGCTGGCTGGCGTATGCGCTGGGTGAGCTGACTGCAGCTGGCAAGCTCAAGCTAGTGGGACCACTTGAAGACTTGCACATGGGTGTGGCCGACTTCGAGTGGGAGCTGGTGTGATGGGATACGATGTCGAGTGTGCAATCGTGCGCTCTGTAGAGCGCGCTGGAGCAGTGGTCGAACTGGAGCACGCACCCAGCGCGCTGGATGACTTGGAAGCTGTGTGTGACTGGCAGCAGACTACGCCAGCTGGCACGCTCTTCTATGGGCACGTAGATGACCCAGACAGTGGTGAGCGTGATGAGTGGACGATTCTGATACGTGTGGAGCAAGTGACATGAGTAAGAAGCCAGACCAATGGACACCGATGGCCGAAGCTGTGGCATTCATCAGCGCCACGCTGGGCGAACCATTCACCACCGCACAGGGACATGGATTGTACTGGAGCGCGCACGCTTCCAGACACCCAGATGGGATGCGTGGTTATCCATGTGGAGTGGAGCAGCTTGGCGCCAAGCTGCGCGTGACGATCTCATTCATGGATGCCAAGCCGCGCGCAACGCCAGCGCTGTATGCAGTGCTTGGCTGGGCTCACTACCATGGACATGAAGTGGTGACTGACTGAGCCCAGCACCCACCCACCCAGCGCCCCCATGTGCCCAGCGCGCATGGGGGCGCTGCTGCGGAAAGTACAGATGCCATACAGCTGCAATCAATGCGTGCGTGGGACGCCATGCCAGACGTGCAAGACCAGAAGAGCCCAGCGCGCTCGTGAGCGCCGAGCCCACTACAGAGCCATGGAGCGCTGCATTCAGTGTGGAGCTGCAGCAGAGCCGGGGCTCACACGCTGTGCTCATCACGCTGCGTTGAATGCGCAGCACTCTGGCGCCAGCCATGCGCGCGCGCTGCTGGATGCGCAGCTGATGCAGCTCATGCTTGAAGCTGGGCACGCTGGAGACGTGGCGCTCATTCAGCGCTGCGTTGACGCGCTAGCTGGTGACGCTGGCGCCAGAGTGGCGCTGGATGCGCTGCTGCGCCAGCGTTGCGCGTAGCGCTGGGCTCGTGTACGTTGCCGGGGCTCTGCGTTGCAGCCCGCGTCGTGATGCTTCTGGGATGGTCAAGCGCCCCCGCCGGTAACCCCGGCGGGGGCGCAGTGCTTTCCAGTAGACATCACGCTGTCTTTAGACGCTGCTAGCAGTGCTTGCTGGGCACTCTGGCAGCCCCGGCGTCACAGTGATATCAATCGTTTCGTGGCGTTACGTATTACACTCATGCTTCTGGCAGTATCAGACGCGAGTGTCAGCATAGTGCTTGAAACAAGCGGAATGCTGACAGGCTCATTCTGCTGCTGTCTCATACTGTCCAGATAGCGGCGTGAGCAGTTCAGGGATCGAGACGTGCATGGCGACCAGAGTGACCCGACCCCGAGACCGGTGCATGTCTGCCAAGTCTGTGTAGTGTACGATCATGCGGCTGCTAGTGTGTCCAGTGCGGGTGCGTATCCATGCGTCCGACTTATCGGAGGCCACTGCCAGCGTGATGAACAAGCGCCGGAGATCGTGCAGACGTATCTGGCGCCGCTCCCCGCGCTCTTTCGAGTGCATGGCTAGCTCGGGTCTGCGCGCGAATACTCCAGCGTGCTTCAGCGCTGTGCGGAAGACAGATGACATGTGCTGCGCGCGCGCGAACACGTAGTCGGCTGGCTTGGCGTCCGCGCAGTAGCGCTCACGGTATGCCACCAGTGCGGCGTGCGTATCGTGCTGCCACATGCGTGCGCTCTCTTTCCCAGTCTTCTGGGAGAACGCATTCAACACTGCAGCAGTGACATCACACCACTGGAGCTTGAGAGCTTCACCCCGGCGCATGCCCTCACGCGCTAAGAAGCCCCACAGCATCCGATTGTGGATCGACACTGACTGACAGCCTAGCAACTGCTCATCGTCTTCTGGGAGCAGTGCGGGTGTTCGGCGGTGGTCTTCGATCGCGGGCTTCTTCCCACGCGGGATCGGATTGCTCGGCAGCAGTTCGAGCGGGTCATGTGCCAGTTGCATCACCCGATACATCAGCTTCCAGATATAGACTCTGGTTTCGTCACGCAGCCCCTTTCTGCCAAGCTCATGATACACGCTGCTGAACTGGCGCTTAGTCATCTGCGTCACTGGCACGTTGCCGACCAAGTCATATACGTGCTTCACGAACATGCCTTCGTCTCTGTGCGCCAGCTTCACTAGTGGCACTTCAGCGTGCTCTGCATGGATGGCGCCACTCGTCCAGAGCTGCGCGATCTCCCGGAAAGTGGCGCCAGCGTGAGCAGTCGGAATGAGCTTGGAGAGCGTGTCTTGAGACGCTACCTGTGCCCACTTCTGTGCGTAGATGCTCGCGTCGATATCCCGCATCCGGGACGCTGCCACAGTGAGCAGCTCTGCTATCTGCCGGGGCGTCAGCACCCCGCGTGTCGACAGCTCTCTGGCGTACGCAGCAATCACTGGGAGCGCTGTCATGAGCGCGGGGTCTCCATGCTTGCGCGCCAGCGGAACTGCGATCTTGCGTCCCGCAGACAGGGACAGTCGGGCGCTGCAGCTGCCGTCCCGAGTTCGGTACAACGTGCCGGTGACTTGCTTACCACGATTCTTGGACATGTCTTGCTGCTCCACTGGGTCTGGTAGTGCTGTGTGACTTTGCTCCAGCAGAGTCACACAAGCATGCCCGTAACACGGCGGCGCATGATGCTGCAATGTCTGTTGTCGCGTGCGCTCACAGTTGTGTGGTAGTGCTTCAGCTCTTTCACCCAAGGGGAGGGCCTAGGCCCATGGCACGACTACAGAGCACAGCAGCAGCGTTCATCCAGCAGCAGCCCCGCGCCATGCCGGCGACCGACGTCGTCAACGCAGCAGCCCGGCGCGGCATCATCATCACGCCGAAGCAAGTCTGGGCTGCGCGGGAGCGGGCGCGATCGCGCAGCCCTAGCAGCAAAGTGAAGCGCACTGCTGTCACGCCGGTGGCAGTGGCGCCAGCTGGAGAACGCGTCGAACATATCTACACGCCGCGCAGTGAGGACACTGCAGCTGCAGCATCAGCTGAGGATGCGTTCAAGGCAGCAGCGCTCCGCGTAGGTGTAGAGCGGGCGCTCGCGCTGCTGGGTGAGCTGCAGCAACGATACAGCGCCTAACGCGGGGGCTTCTTCGCGCCAAGCATATAGAACCCGCCGTGACCCTGAGTGTCACGGCGGGCGCCGAAACTCACGCTCGAGCTCCAGCCCGTAGCGCGAGTTTCGGACCTCAGCTCTCCTCCCTAGCAGGGGATCGACGCCATCAGGCCCAGTTGTCCCGGCGCAAGTGTGCCGGCTGCGATCGCGGTCGTCGTCCCCGTCGCGAACAGGAGCGCGTAGAAGTTATGCACGCCTTCTGACGGACGCGCGTTTAGAGTCGACATCAGCGGAGCGTAGACGCCGGCCGCCGAGTTACTAACAGTACGAAAGCCCGACGCCGACGAACTGGAGTCAGCTCCGATGCCCACAGCGCACGCGAAGGTTTTGCAGTCAATCGACCCGACCATCGTCAGCGGCCACGAGTCGCACTGAATGCCGCACACTCCTGTGATGCGTGACGTCGTCACGCCGTCATATGGAAGCCATGTGCTCGCTGTCGGAATCGTGTAGGTCGACGTGGTCGCCTGCCATGAATACTGGAGCGGGACGCGGTTGTCCTGGTTCCAGATCCCGCAGATTGCAGGAGTGGTGCCACCACCTGTGAGAGCTTGGACATACTGCGTCGCGCTCGAAGGCAAGATGGTTCCGACATAGCGTCGCGTCGCATCAATACCCTTCGTCCAAAACCCGTACGTGCTTTGCGAGATCGATGTCGACCGTGAGGTCGCGCTCGACCAATGTTGCAGTTCAAGCGCGATGCGCGCGGTCGTGTTGACCGCATACGCAAAGATGTCTATCGGCCTTCCGGCAACGGCGCTGGTGATATTGATCGACGGGATCGCCGACGTGTTCACCTGCACGTGATAGACGCCATCAGCAGCAACGATGCCGCTAGTCAGTGGGATGAACAGACTGATGTGTAGTCCGTTCCACGGCGTGAGATAGACCGTGGAGTACGTGCCATCAGCAGGAACCGGCACCACGCTGGAAGCCGAGATGCGCAGATTGTTTTGTGCCGCGCCGCTCGGAGGCAGCCACACGGCACTGGTCCCGGAGTTCGCCGTGAGCACGTTGCCGACCGTAAGCGTCGAGAGATTCGCGATCGAATCAAGCTTGGTTTTGTCCGTGTTCGACATGAAGCCCGACGCGCCGCTCGTCGCAGCGTTCGGCATCGCGTGCACGTGGTCAGCACGCGCCAACTGGTTCGAGCTTCCGCCCGCGTTCGCTCCGCCTATCGTTAGACCGGTCGGCGTCCCGACTGACACGCTATGCACGTGATCGCGCCGAGCTGCATCAGTGGCAGCGCCGGCCGCTGCGGTGGTGACAGTTATCTGACTGGGTGCAGTGCTCGTGAGCGCTGCAGCTCCAGCTGCGATGCCTGCCAGCTTCGTGAAGTCCGCACTGGACATGAAGCCATTCACTGAGCCTGTCGCGAGCCCCGGCATGCCGTGCGCGTGGTCTGCGCGAGCGACCAGCGCTGAGGCGCCAGGGTTGCCCACGCCGCCGACCGTCAGTGCTGTGACTGAGAGGCTCGTGCCGATCGCGTGCTTATGGTCTGACCGCGCAGGGGTGAGCAGGCTGCCGACGCTGCCGAATGCGTCTGCATAGATTGTCTGCGGCGAACGCGCATCACCGAACCCTGACGTCACCGTGGTTATGAGCCAGGCAGTGAGGTCATCACTATACGTCCACTCTGCATACTGACCTTTGTACAAGGTGCAGAGGTCAGTGATAGTCCCGTCTAAGTCTTGAATCGCGCCACCGGTCACACCGATCAAGTAGTACGGTGAGCCGTTGTCCATGTGCATGATGCCGAAGCGTTGCCCGGTCACCGGGTCGTCGGGAAAGAACACCATGAACTCGACATCTTCGCCTGGGCCTGTCGGCGGCAGCACGCCCCACTGACCGACAGTCAGCGTGGCGATATCATCAGTGTACTGGAGTCGCGCGCTTGAGCCCTCAGCGATCGTGCCTGGTGTGACGCCGAACGGCGGCAGCTCATGCTGGTGGTCGGACGCTGCGAGCGCAGTGGCAGTGCCTGTTACGTTCGGGCCACCGACCACCAGCGCAGTAGGCTCGGCGATCGCCACTGGATGCACATGGTCAGCACGCGACACCGCAGTGTCAACGCCAGGCCCGCCCGAGTCGTTCGGCGTGATCTCACTCGGCATGGCATCAGACACAGTCCCGCTCGGAGCCCAGATCGCTTCGGTCGCGCTGACTGCAGTGAGGACATCGCCGGGCGCTGGCGCTCCAGACCCGCTGACATCCACCTCACCGGTCGCAGTCAGAAGTGAGCCCGCAGCAGTGGCGCTTGCCGGCACTTGCCACTTTGCATTCAGAGCGTCGATCGCAGTCAGCACCATGCCGGGCGCGGGCGGCGTAGCGTGCGACACGTTGACCGGCGCTGCAGTGGTGAGCAGTGAGTCGGCCGGACCGCTGCTCAGGATCGTATCTAAGAATGACATAACACTCTCACCCGTTCCTCGGGCCTGGGTCCCAGAACTGCAGACGCAGACCGAATAGTCTGTTGTTCGCGCCAGCTGGCAAACGGACGATCACAGCGAGCCTTGAGTTCGCCGGGTCAACTGCATCTGTGATGACAGGCCCAGCGTTGACGATGCCTTGACCAGGCGTGCTGCTGTAGGTCAACAGTGTCGCGAGCCCGAGTGACTCACCGTCAGACAGAGCCTGATAGCCGCTGATCGAATAGTCACGGCTCCAGCGCCAGACCTCTGCAGTCGCAGAGCCCGACACGCCGTCACATGACCACAGCACCTGGAAGGACCATTGCTCTGTTACGCGCGGCAGTATGATCGGCACTTCGAGCTTGGCAGCGCTGCCGCTCGTATACCAGAAGCCCCCGAGGTCATCCCACGCGGCTGCGCCCGACACGATAGTTGCGCGTGAGATGTCGAGCTGCACCAGACGCTGCGGCTGCACTGCGCCGTCGAACGTCGGGTGCACGATGTCGACGCCCTCATCCAGAAACAGGTGCGGCACGTTGACGTATACAGAGCCGTTCGCGTGCAGCTCACTCACCACTTCGATCTCACCATCAGCTGCAGCGAGCCCGCCGTTCACGCGGACCTGGCCGGTGTGGTTCGTCACGCCCGTCACAGTCAGAGCGCCGCCGACGTTGACTGCGCCCGAAGCGTTGACTGTGGACGTGAGCTCGAGCGTGCCGTCAGTGGCCTTGATGCCACCGTTCACAGTGAGCTGTCCGGTGATGACTGCAGCGTTCGCAGTCAGCCCCGCATTGAACACGTTCGCTGCAGTGAACACGTTCGCTGCGTTCTTCAGCGCAGCGTTGTTCGTGATGCCTTGCAGATTGCGCGTGCGGTTCGCCAGCTTCTGCGCGATCGCTGCCACTTTCTCGGCTGCGTCCACACGTGAGTCAGTGCCTTCAGGCACGACGATGTCAGGGTCGAATGTTGGCGTCTCTGCGAGAACGTAAGACACGTGTCACCTCACTTGCATGCGTATCGAACTGTCAGCCGAGTTCCACGGCAGAGCGTCATTCCACAGCCAGTCGGGCGGGTAGTCCCACAGCTCAGAGTCAGTCGGCATCACGATGATTTGCCCGAGACAGTGAGCTGCATTCCAGTCGCGCGGGATGAGGACTAGGTCAGTCTCATCGGCTGCAGTGAACGAGTCGGAGAAGTAGAGCAGCGACCAGCTTGCCCACTTCGGCGTGAGCAGCGGCACCGGTGGAACGAAGCGTGTGATCGTCCCGTCTTCTGCCAGTGAGTAGCGCGCGCCTGACGGGTACCAGAGCACGATCGGGAAGTTCTCGGGATAGTAGTGCACCCACAGTTGCTTGAGCATGGCGTATGCGCCACCGCGCACCCGATGGTCGACCAGCCACTGCGTCAGCCGCGCCGCATAGTTCGGTGGCTCTTCATGCAGCCCGCGCCGGATGCGCCGCTCCTGACCGATCATGGATAGCGACTCGTTCGAGTACACACCCGGAAACCGAATCTTGATGCCAGCATTCAGAGCGTCACCACCCGCATCGAGCTGCACTGCTACCGAGTACAGAATCTTCTGCGCGAGCCCGCGCCGCAGCCACGGTGGTGACAGTGCCCAGACGACGTCACGGAACGTCCGTATGATGGCGCTCGGCAGCGTCATGAATGGAACGCCTCCGGGGGCGGGACCTGTTTGATAAGCGCAGCAGTCATCACGCCGACTGTCGCCACCTGCTGCACTGACATCGCTATGTCAGTCAGGGGTGACGTGACGACCACATGGAATATCTCGGGGTAGGTCGCAGCGATCGCACCGCGCACGCGGTCTAGATAGATGTACCCGGTGGTCGCGTCATCGATCACGTTACCGCCCACGGGCTGCGCTTGAATGAACGTAGTCAGAGACGCAGTGATAGCGTCCTTGATCTCCTGTTCGGTGGCGCCGGTAGTGTTGTACATCCAGACGCTGTAGGTGATGTTCACTACCAGCGGCACGGCGCTGTATACGCGTGCGGTCACAGCGAGCGGCTCCGCGTATTGCTCCACAGCAAGCTGCGCGGTGGGCAAGTCCTCAGCGGGCAGCGCTCCAGTCTTCGTGGCTGCATAACAGTCAACGTGTCCATACCCGTCCACCTCAATGTTGACGCGAGTGACGCCGAGGTTCGATCCGTCCGCTTCGCGCGTCGCATTCCGAAGCGCCACGAAATATGCATCCCACGGACCCATCGGCGATAAGGCCCCTAACATCTCCGTGCAGCGTTGCCGCAGCTCAGTGTCGGACTCAGTGTCAGTGGCGAACAGCCCGACCGGGTTCGAGCACGTCACACCCAGCAGCGTCGAGACCATGTCAGTGATGTCGAGCGCATCAGCGTTCGATGCTGTGCCAGGCTCAGTGGCGACGACGCCGACTTCGATGGTGTCACCAGGGTTGATCGTGAACGCTTCGATGTTCCGATACGTGTGCCCGGTGTCGTGATTCTTCACGATGAGGTCAGACGGGTCGAGCGAGTAGATGCCGCCCCCGCCGTTCTCCAGTACGACGACGCCGCTCGCGTACGTAGCAGCGCGCCGCTCGATCCCATACACATACCAAGCCACCAGCGTCAGCCAGTCGAGTGACGCTGTGGCCAGGAACCCTGAGCGGGCGATGTTCGCCATCAGCTGTGAGTAAGCTGCGAAGATCGCGCTCGTCGCCACGATCATGGTTCGGACAACGCCGCCCGCTTTCCATGCAGTGGTGTTGACGCCGAGCGCCGTCAGCACCTCATAGATAGATGACTGCACTTCGGCGCGCGTTAGCGGCGTGGTCAGTTCGTCGACTGTTAGCCTAGCCATGTTTGTCGATGCTCTCTTGGAGTTCGGCGCCGTCGGTCGTCACGAAGAACACCAGCTTGAACTCTTCGCCCGAGTCCTTGAGCGTGCCTGTGACATTCACCAGCATGCGGTTGCGCAGCAGTGAGGTGAACTGCACGACGGCGTTCGCTGTGGCGACGCGATCATCTTTGCGGGCTTCGGACTGGACCTGAGCCTGCACGCGATTGAGGTCCGGCTGCGTCACGCCGCGGTTGCAGTAGCCGCGTAGATCGAAGCCGTAAGCCCCGTCATCGATCACGCCCCCGCGCGGGGTGATGAGTCGGCGGATGATGGCTTGTGTCACTGCGCTGGCTGACATCGGGTCCACTTCGTCGAGCGCTGCAGTGACATCAGTGATGCATGACAGGTCCCGGCCATAGCCGAACGCGTCGGGCGCAACGCGGTCCACGGGTGGCCCGAGCAGTTCGATCTCTGCGTCGATGAGGTCTTGCAGGTAAGTCATGGCGTCGGCACCGGGATGACTGGAGCGATCTTGACGATGGAGCTGCCCGACGTGACTTTGCCGCTGAGGCCAGCAGCGCTCGCAGCAGTGGGCTTGTTCCCGTCGAAGCTCACCCAGTACGGAGTGCCGCACAGCATCGCAGGGGGCGGCGTGGTCGTCAGGGGCAAGCCAGGCGGCCAGAACGTGGCGAGCGTGAGCGGCCCACCAGCTGCCACTGCGTCACCCTTCCGCGCTGCTGGCTCGCCCGAGTTCCCGCCTAACGTGAGACTGACAGGGACGTAACCAGCTGCACCGTAGTGCGCATATCCCATGACTATGGGCTGCGCGCGGTCGCCGCCGATGAACATCACCAGCGCCTCACCACCAGGCGTGATGGTGGCTCGAGCTCCGGGGATGCCGGGCCACGCTGAGATCGCGCGCAAGTCCGGCAGCCCTGGCTCGATGGCTTGCAAGTCGACCCGGTCATCACCTGACTGCTGGACGACGCGGTATCGGTACACACCGAACAGGCGCTGCGTGGCGAGCGCCGTGGTGATGGTGGTCATGAGGCCAGCGAGCCGCCCAGGGTCTTGAGCAGTGCCGCCGAGCCAGATGTTGATGCGCAGTTTGTCTTCGCCGCCGGCGACGATCTCCAGCTCACGCACGATGCCGGGCTGATCGATGCCGTTGGATATCTGCGCGCCGACTTGGATGGTGCTCGGGTCGTCTGCAGTCAGCGTCCCAGTGCGCTCCGATGGATTGAACGCGAGCACCGTGTAGGTCGCCTCATCGGGCGTCGTGAGCGTGCGCGGGCCGACCTGAGTGAGCCCGGCATAGTCGACCCACCAGGCAGCCCCGCCGATGGCGTCTATGAGCGCACGGGACGCCGGGCCGGCCTGGCGGGCGTAGTCGATGCCGATGCGCTCGCGAGTCGGGATGAACGTCCCGAGCTGCTCACCCACCTCACGTGCGGCGTCCTCCACCACCAGGCGCGCCTTGACGCCCGCGTCGTTGTGGTAGCCCTTCTTCGCGACCTCACGCCCCCAGCCCGCAGCGCCGCCCACGATGCGCGCATGGCGCTGCAACGCATGGGTGCCATCCATCTCGCGCAGCGGAGCGCCGACCAGCGTGAGGTTGCCGATCTTCAGTTCGCACCGGTCAGGGATGACGCCATCCACGCCGAGCCGAACCTCAGCAGTCCAGGGCCCGGCATAGCCGACAGTCACCTTCGCCGAAGTGCACGGCATGCCGCTCACTGAGACGTACTGCTCCTGCTCGCTCATGGATTGCCCCCGTCAGCGGCGATGCTCATCATGTTCCGCTCACCTGTCAGTTCCCCTATTTCGACGTCGCGCGGGTCTGCTGGTGTGGCTGTGCTCCCGTCAGGCTTCGACACCCCGAGCCCATAGCGGCGCCACTCGATGCACTTGATGCTGATGCTCCACACGCCGTCCTCGACTTGTTCGGGCGCGCCGACGTCTTCGATCACCAGCTGTGAGATGCCGACTTCGTTGAGCACTGGATGAATCACGTCGAGCGCGTTCGCACGCTTGCCCACCGGCGGGCGCATGAGGATCGGCTTGATGAGGTCCCACGTATTCCAGTGCTCCAGCGTGTAGAGCTTCAGGTTGATCGAGAAGTGAGCGAGCCCCGTTCCCCGGTAGATGAGGATCGCGCCTGACATGGCGTAGCCCGCCTGCTCGTCCCACTTGCGCGGAGAGCTGGCGCCGACCACTTCGCAGATACCCGGCGTGGCATACCCGCCGAGCCAGCACTCATCGACTGGCTGTTCGATCGGGTTCCAAGTCATGTGACCGGCGCCCCCAGCTGGATGGCGACGCCTTCGAGAATGCTCTCCAGCTCACGCTTCAGAGCTTGTGCGATCCCCGCAGCGTCTGACTGTTTTGCGTCCGCGCCGACATGCACGTGCAGCTCGGTGATGTTCACTTGGCCGACAGAGCCGCCCCGCGCAGCTCCGCCCCCGACGCCCGGAGCTCCAGCGGGCGGAGCCACCAGTGAGGACATCGCGCCCTGCGCTTGCTGCTCACCCTCATCGAGCCCGACCGTCAGGCCAGCAGTGATGTCATCACCATACTGCTGCATCAGCTTGGACGGCGAGCCGATCTTGAACACAGACTTGAACGCGTTCGCACCCGCTTCGGCGAGTGACTTGAACCCGTTGACAATCAGGTCCTTCCCGCTGGTGATGAACTTCATGAAGCCGTCAATGATGTTGATGCCTATCTGCCCCCAGTCTTGCTGTGAGGCCCATGACCATAAGAACTTGAACGCCTTGATGAGCAGCCACACGCCGACCACTGCAGCTGCGAACGGCCACGTTGCTGCGATGACTGCCACTGCCATCGCGCCGAATCCAACGATGCTCGCCCAGATAGCTGGGAGCAGTCCGACCAGGTATGCGGTTGCAGTAACACCAGCCTGCCAGGCTGCAGCTGCCAGCGCTGGAATAGCCTTCCAGATGCTCTTAGCTAAGTTCACTGAGAACGCGACGCCAGTCGCCACAGCTTCTTTCGCTGAGGCCACCAGCGGCGGCACCATCGCCCACAGTGCTGGGATGATAGTCATGCCCAGCTTGCCGGCAGTCACCAGCGCCACAGCAGCTAGAGAGTCCTGATACTCCATGAGCGTGTCGAACGCTTTGCCGACGCCAGCAGTCAGATCGTTCCACGTCTGGACGATGCCGTCTTTGAACTTGCCGAAGTCCTTCATGATCGTGGCGCCGGCTTGCTGCAGTGTGATGCGCATGCGGTACCAAGCGATCTGGGTCTTCAGCGTGAAGATGATGACCTCCTGAAAGAATATCTTCAGGCCACGCAGCCCCGCAGACGCAGCGTCGATGAGCGGCTGAATCAGCGTGCTCAGGAACTGCTTCATGACTTTGCCGCTGTTAGTGCCCTGTGAGAAGAGATCGTTGAGCGCCTTCTTCGCCACAGCGAAACCACTGATATCAACGTCAGCGAACAGTGCGGCTTGTGACTCTGCCAGCTTCTGCTGCTGCACGTTCAGGTCGAGCATCTTGCCCTTGACCACGCCGCCGATCTGATTCTTCACACGCTGGGTGAGCTTGTCGACTGACTGTCCTGTGTGTGCCAGTGAGGCAGCCCAGGCCAGCGTCTGGTTCGCTTGCTCTTCGCCCCACCCCGATGCGGCGGTCGCCACAGCTTCGAGTGCTGACTTGAAGTTCTTGCCGCGCACGTGCGAGCGCTCGAGCTGCATGGCGTACTCGGCGACCTTGTCACGCGCGATGGATACGCTCGCGCTGACCTCATCGACTGCAGCCTGCATGTCGGTCGCCTTGTCTGCTGCGCGTCCGAACGTCGCCGAGTAGATCGTGCGGAGCTTGCCCACTGCTTCAAACTGGAGCAGCTCTGCGCGCCGTGCGTTCGCTGTGGAGATGGCGAACTGAGTCATGCCGGCTGCGGCCTTGACTGCAGCTGCGCCGATCGCGAGCGTCGCACCAGCAAGCGCCAGCAGCGCCAGACGGCTGGTGCTGGCGTTGCCGATGAACGCTGACAGCTTCTGCATCAGCATCCCGATCGGGCCGGGCGCTGCCTGTGCGGTCTTCGCCAGCTCGGCTAGGCGGTCCTTGAAAGAGCCAGCCCCTTTCCCAGCGCGCCCGAACGTGCCGCCCAAGTCTAAGAACTGCTGCTGCGTCTCTGACAGGCGCTGCCTGGTGGCTGTGAGCGCTGCTTCAAGCTTGGCGATCTCCGCAGTGTTCGGCTGCGCAGCACCCTTCAAGTTCTTGAGCGCCCGCTGCAGCTCACTCAGCGCCTTCGTGTCCTTCGACATCTGCGTCTGCAAGCCCTGCAGCGTTTCGGCTGCAGTCTTGGCTTGCGGTGACACGTCGTCGATCAAGCCGATGCGGAAGGTTGCGTAGTCCTGATTCGCCATGCTGTTAGTCCTCCCGCTGCTTGAGCGCTGCTGTGATGATGCGTCTGATGAGTGTTAGTTCGCGCCACACCTCCACGATGATGAGCGCTCCCACCCAGGCGCGCGCCGTGCTTCCGACTGACTGATCGTCCTCTTCGTAGCCGAGCACTTCGAGCACGGCCTGCGCTGCTACTGCGTCTTGCCGGCGGGCAGCGCTCCGCAGGTCCTCTATTTTGCCTTCAGCTCCTGATTGCGGAAGCCTGACAGTTCGACGCACTGACTCGCGAGCCCGGTGAGGATGCCCGGCAGCTGCCGCAGCATCTTGTCGAGCTCAGGCTTGCTCGGGTAGAGCAACGACGCCTTCACCAGCTCCTCAGCTGTGTCAGACGTCAGCCCGCCTGCGTCTTGGAACTTGCGGAACGCAGCAATGTGAGGCCGGCGCAGAATCACAGCGCCGACCTCTGTGCGGATGAGTGCCACTGCGCGCGCGCCGTGCTCCTTGGAGAACGCGTCGAACGCTTCGTCTTCTTTCAGGCCGCGCTCTTCGATCGCGAGCTGCTCCTCAGTGCTCGGCTGCTGCCGGGCAGCTGCAGCTTCTGCCAGTGCAGCACGCTGCGCCCGCACTGCTGCCAGGCGCTCTTCTAGGTCATCACTCATACAGGAACCTCACCACTTGAATCGAACAGGGTCGAGCCGTTGCGCCGGATCGACATGCAGTCGATCTCGACTTCTTCTTTGAGTGGGTCGGGTGACTCTTCTTCGCTGCTCGCTGAGCCCACCCAGACGCAGTCACTAATCTGTATGTCCTGGTTGGGCTCTGACAGTTCGGAATAGAACACCACGATGTAGAACAGGACGCTGCCATAGCTGCGGCCGTCAGGCGCCAGCCGCACCAGCGCATCCCGCGCAGCTGCGACGCTCGACTTCCACCCGACCAGCTTGACCGGTTCGGTGGAGTACTTGCCCGACGATCGGCCGCGCGGGGCGTGATGGCGCCCCATGCCGTATGCCTTCACCCGTTCGCGCTTGTCCGCGTACGAAATTGAGGTGAAGCCTGAGTACGTTTCTCCGTTTATCATGAGGCGAATGGAGCCCCATGACAGTTGACTATCATTCACGCGAATCTGGTCAGCCATGACTCAACCTCCCTCACGCTGCTGTGGCGATCGCCGGGTTATAGAAGCCAACCTCAAGTTCGATGAACTCGGGGTATGCGAGGGGCAGAACACGCGCGACGCCGGTGAGGGTCTTGGTCGACAGCACGTTGTCTATACGTGACAGACTGAACTGCACGTCTGATGCTTTCGGCTTGGCGAGTAGTACGGAGCGCATGACGGCGACCGCCCCGCCTTCGATCTCCACAGCGTCAGCTTCCAGTATGAAGCCTGTCGCAGTGTCCACTCTGATCGGCTTGTTCAAGCGCCGAATGAAGTATGAGCGCAGTGCTTCTTCTGCGAGGTTCAGCACCCGCCTGTACGGGATGATTTGAAAGTCGCTGGTCTCGTTCGACAGCAGACGCGGCCGTGTGATGTACACACCCGGATAGCCGTCCCATGAACGCGCGGTCACGAAGCGCAAGTCGTCCAGACCCGGATTGAGGGCCTCATCGTGTTCGATCGGGTTCCCGTTCCGGTCCATGATGGCAGCCGAGGGGATCGGGCCGAGGTTGACGTCGGCGGTGTTGACCTCTTCGCTGACGTTGCACTGCAGCGCAGTGAAGCCGTTCAGCAGCGGCCGGCGGTAGTAACGCCCACTGACTGCCGACGTGATGCGTGCAGCTCCAGCAGTGACTGCGCCGTGGATGGTCTGCACTCCACCGAACGCGCCTTGCAGGAACGTCTGGTAGGCGGCGAACGCCTCACCGTCATCGTTCATGCGTGCGCAGCCCAGCCATGAACGCATGCGGCCGCGCGCGCGCATGGTGGCAACGAACTGATCGGCAATGCCGACCATGCTCCCAATGATCGGGCCAGTGAGCACGACCTGGTCGTAGACCGTCGCCGACAGTCCCAGTGCTGCCAGCGCTGCAGTCAGACTCGGGCCATCGTAGTTAGGGCCGACGCCTGTGGCTGTGAACAAGTCACCAGTCACCAGCGTGCCGGCAGCCAGCAGCAGAGTGACGCCGGTTGGCAGCACGATCTCTGTCGACGTGCCGAGCGGTGTGCTCGGGCCGAACGTATACCCGCCGTCGTACGACATCGAATACATGATGCCGGCTGTGCCGATCACGCCGCCGACGTCGATCACGATGATGTACTGGTAGGAGTCTACCGGCGTGTGTTCGGTCGGTGAGATCGTCATCACCGACGTCCCAGTCCCAGTGTGCGTGATGACCCCGACCGATCCTGGAACGGTGGTCTCAGCGCGCACGAACACGATCGGCCGCCCAGTGTTCGCAATGTAGAACGCAGCAGCCTCCACGTTCGGGCCGTCCTTGAACATGCTGATGAGGTCCGGCACACGTGCGAACGTCGCTGGCTGATTCAGCGGTCCACTGCTGCAGCAGCCGACGAAGACTGTGAGGCGACCCGCTGACGGCGGCAGCACTCCCAGCGCTCCATCACGCTCGGTGATGATTACTTGAGGCAATGTCATATTGGGTCGTCTCCTGACACGTGAATGACTTCGTCAACATCCAGTTCGCTGACTGTTAGTTCTGCTTCGACCGGATGCAGGTCCGGGTTCGGTATCTCGATCACAGCGGGCGGGTCGGTCGCCGGGAACGGCTCATCGGGGATCGTCGCTTGAATCTCACACAGCACAGAGAGCGCGGCGCCGTAGCGGCGCTCTAGCTTGGCGATCTCCCACTTCTCCGCCCGCACTTGAAACGAGCCGTGCGCTGCGTTGTAGACAGCCCGATACCAAGCGTCACGCAGGTACCTGACAATCGAATACTGTAAGAGTTCGTTCTCTGGGTCTGCGGGGTCCTGCCCGAAGATGATGCACGTAAACAGTTCGGTGAGTGTCCCGAGCGTGCGGGGATTGCCACCGGGGTTGCGCGGCGCTGTGACCAGCCCGAGCGTGCCGGTAGGATCGCCAGGCACCCACGCAATGCGGTTGCCTGTCGGGTGCTGCGCTGGGATGCGCCAGCCGAATAGGTTCTGTACTGGCGTGCCGTCTGCGGCGAGCGCAGCACTGACAGTCCGATACAGCCATGGGAGTGCAAGTTCACTAGGCACCGCTCACTGTTTCGCTGAACGCCTTAGTCAAGACGTCATGGATAACTGTCGCCATGGTGTCTGTGAGGTGCGTGAGGATTATCTCGCGCGTGACGCCGCCCTTGACTGCGCCGCGGTGGTGCCGGGCTTCAGGCCCAGTGAGGCGCATCCAGATGACGTTCTGGATGGTCGCGACCTTGAGCGCCGCAGCTGCATTCACCAGCACTGCGCCGGTGCCGCGCTTCCGCTTCGCCCAGGGCACGCCGTCTGGCGTCTTGCCCGCATTGATCGTGCGCTCCAGCTCCTCACGTGCGGCTGCTGTGAGCTTCTGCCAGGAGCCCCGTGTGAGAGCTTCAGGCAGCTCCTGGATGCGGCGCTGCATCTCTTCCACGGTAATCATCGGATGCCCTGGTCCTCTTGACGCCCGATGCGTGCTTGTTCGTCCGCCCATGCGTAGGGCGACATCTCAGAGCTGACCAGCGGCGCGCCCTTCACGATGCCTGTGCTGCTGGTGTCTGCGCGCAGTGGGAGATCGAACAAGCCGATCTCAGAGTTCGCAGCTTCTTTCAGCTCATCGTATGACTGTGCTGCCTGTGCTTTGTACTCGGCGAACTCTTCGTCATTGGGCTGCACGCCCCGGCGCATCCAGACGTCGAGCGAAACGATCTTCGCCACCCAGTCTTGTACGGCGAACGGATACGGCGCCTTGAACGGGGCGTCATAGCGTTTCGACAATCTAGAATCGATGTATGCAGACAACATCAGAATACGCTTCGCCACCCAGCCAGCAGTCACAGTCTCGATCTCGTCGATGTAAGACGCGGGCACGACCGATATCGCTTTGAACTCGTCGAACGTTAGATACGGTTCTGTGCCCGGCATCTCATCACCCCGCGCAGCTCACGCAGCCAAGCACTTGTAGAGCAGGTACGGGT